TGGCCGTATAGATGCAGAGGCCAGGGGGATTGACCAATACCCCGGGCGACCAACAGCGCCCCTTCAAAATTTGAATAGACTGGTGGAGTTGCGCAAAACTCTAAAAAGAACAGACCTTACCCCCGAGGAGAGGGATGACGCGGAGTATGCGCTGTTGAGTCTTACGCAAATGATCAATAGAGATCCAGACACTGTTGGTATTTTGGCAGCGGCCCAAGCCTACGGCGGCACGGCAGGAAAGAGTGGCGCGGAAACTCATTCAGAAGAACATGCCGGTGCCAAGAAGTCCTTGGGTCTTTATAACGAGAATATTGGATTGCTTAAAGAATTGGACGAGTACGCGGAAAAAGGAATCCTCCCGACAACTGGTATTCTGTATGAATTTCGTTCAAATGTTCTAAAAGCCAGAAATTGGTTTCAGAATAATGTCACCGCCGAGCAGCAAGTCGAATTAAACAATATGTTGGATGTAAGGATGGGAAGTCAGGTATTTCCTTTAATACACGCTCTTGGCATCGGCGCACGGGGAATGGATACCCCCGAGGAGCGAGAATTTATGCTTAGAGTTTTGTCGGGGAGTAGGTCGCTTGACATCAATACGATTAAGTATATGGCAGATCTGAGGCTACAAACCGCACGAAAAACGATTGAGTATTTTAATGAACGACAACAACGCGGGATTTATGAACCTTATTTCAACAGCATTCGCGAGCCAAACGCGCCAATAAAAGTCCCCTGGGACACCGATGAAACCTCATTGGCCAAACAGGTGACGAGCAAGCTGCTCAATAGCCAAAATGAAACCCCCACTGATGACCCGTATAGTTATGACAAGCTAACCGATGCTCAGAAGGAGGCTGTAGAGAGCGAGGAGGTTTGGGACATGATGGACGTTGCCGGACAGACCTCTTTTTTTAAATAACCCAGATTGAGAATAAAAGATTATGGCGTTAACTCTCAAGCAAAAACAGGCAATAGCCATTGCAAAGGCTAAGCAGAAATTAGCCTCAGAGGATGAATCCTGGGCCGATGTTGGCCGGCAAGCGCTTGGGCAAGGAACCTTGCTTGGATTCGGTGATGAAATTTTAGGCACTATGCGTGGTATTGGCTCGGGCTTAACATCCGACGAGTCATTTGGTGACGCAATAAGCGCGGGCATAGATAAAGAGCGTGCTATTAACGAAGGCTACGAGGAGCGCAATCTCGGCAAATCTCTTGCTTATCAGCTTGCCGGAGGGCTGTTAACTGGCGGTGCTGGCATGGCCCGAGTTGGCGCTCTTAAAGGCGCGGGTATGCTAGCCAAGATGGGGCGGGGAGCTGGCGTCGGAGCCACACAAGGCGGTGTAGCCGGGGTGGGATATGGCGAGGGAAATGTTTTAACCGGCGAAGGCGCTATGGAAAGAGCATTAAGCGGGGCGCTGGGTGCAACTCTTGGTGGCGGTCTAGGCGCTGCACTGCCTGTGGCGGGCGCTGCGATCACCAACTTTCCAGTGCTTTCAACTTCACTAAAGTCTAGGTCGATACCATTTCGGCAGCAATATCAACAGTACAAGCGCGACGTTAAAGAGTCAAAATTAGATAAAGAAATTGATGAAGCGTTCGAAAGGGGGCTTGGTGACGAGCATGTTACTGCGGAGCAGTTAGATCGTGGGGCCAGAGAACTCAGCGAGGCTGTAGGGGAGGATATAGCAACAGCCGTAGATTCAAGTGTGGCCCGTCTTAATGCCATGGGCGGGGGGCGTGGATCGGATTTAAGTAGGCTGAAGGATATGGCTGAAAGGGCAATTAGCGACCAGACAGATACTGCAATACCCGTGCAGTTAGCACAAAGAAACGCGCAACAAGGGACTCGTGTAAATCGCCACATAGATAGAAATGTAAGCAATAAGGCTGCTCATAGAGCTGGGGATAATATCGGGGAAATAGATAGACTTTCTATAAAGCGGCAGGTTGAGGCAGAAAAGATGTACGGCTCCGCATACAACAAAGAGATTATTCCTGGCGAGGAATTAAAAGCAATACTAAAGGATGGTTTGGCCTTAAAGGCCGCCAATCATTACGCAAGGAACATGTATGACTTATTGCCTCCCGAGGCAAAAAAAGGCGGGTTCCGAGAACAATTGAGCACACAAACAGATGAATTAGGAGAAAAATATGCAGGTTACGGCGAAGGCGCTCGTGAAGAAGTGATGCGGATTCTGGACGCTGCTGCTGCCGCCAAAGATAAACTTGGTCCAATTACTCCAAGGCAGCTTGAGCACATTAAATGGGGTCTTGATAAGCAAATTTCCAAACTAAGGGAAGCTCCTGGAGATAACGAGAAAGAGATATATGCGTTAGTTCGATTCAAAGATCGATATGTGGCTGCGCTAGATAACTCAAAAGGGGCGGAACTTCTAAGGGATGCGAGGGCTGCGTATAAAACCACTTCCGGCCAAATTGAGGATATTGAACGCGGAATAAGCCTTATAGCGCGTAAGCCGATTCAGAATCAAGTGAGCGAACTGAAAGCTCTCCGCTTAAAAGATAAGCGTTCCGATAAGGGCGAATTGATAGATAAGACTACCGAGGAATTGACTGAAGATGCGGCCAAGCTTGAGCGACTGAGAATAGGCGCTGCATACGCCCTAAAAGAAAAGGCGGCAAACGCGGCGAAAAACCACGCCAATACAACCCCGAACCAGGCTGATCGTAATACTTTAGAACTGCTATTTCCCAAGGACTTGGCTTCAAACGCATCAAATCTATTCAAGGCGCTTGATGCTGAAGATATTCTTTGGGAGGTTGGCGAAGCGGCTGTGAAAAAAACAGGCCGCGTTCCTCTGCAAAAAGGCAAGACAATTGCAGATGAGCTTGCTAGTGCGCAAACAGCGGCATTGGGGGCGGCTGCGGTGGGGGGTAGCACGTATAGTAAGGCTAGCCTTATAGCTAAGGCTTATAAGGCTTTGAGGCCATCAGTAGCAGAGAAGGATATGAGGCTGGCAGAAAAAGCGGCTTCAAGACTTTATAGGCCAGTCGCTTCGCCTCCGCCGGGCCAGTCTATTTTATTGCCAGAGAGGGCTCCCATTGGCCCCCAGGACAGGCTTTCTAGAATGGCATCGGCATTACTGAATGATCCGCGTGTACAGTTTGCACGCAAAGGGCTTCCGGGCGCTGTAGGGCAGCAAGGATATAATGTCCTCAACTAAATCTTTAGGAATTAACTAATGGCTATAAGGTATCCAGAAATGATTCGCGCTTTATTGGAGCGGGATCGACGCGAGGTTTCATCTCGAAATCAACGTCAGGGGATGCGACCTATAGAGCAGGGGAGAAGGCTTTCGGCGGGTGGGGCGATGCCCGCAGACCTAGATATTATTCCTGTGGACCAGAGCGCGATGCCTATAGACGCCTTATCGGCTCAGGCTCGAAATGAGCGGCATGGCATGAGACCTGTGCAGGGCGGTAGGAAGCTTGTAGAGCAGGGGATGGAGGCGGAGGTCAATCCATATGTCAATCCATATGTTGATCAAGTCGGCCCGTCGCCCCAGACCGCCCAATTTAGAGACTCGTCCATGCTGGTAGATGATCGCACTTACCCTCTGGGGCCGGATTATGATAATAGCATTCCTTGGAAGGAACACAGTGGCAGGCTCTTAGACGAGGGTCCGCCGCTAGACACAAGCCCGGACCCGATCCCCGATACTAGGTACATAACGGATACCCAAGGCCTCTACTCGCAGTATGTGTTGGATTCTGAAGCCCCTGAAAAACGCTCTTTGGTCGGGGATCTCTATAGTGCCATCCAAAGTGCCGAAACTGAGAAAGAGGTAGGCGCGGGTAAGTTTATTAGAACTAGGCACGCGCCGAAAGAAGGAAGCTCGGCCTATGGTCCCGCCCAGATTACTAAGGGTCGAATGACTGACGCGCTCAACTTTGGGATAATTCCGCCCGGCAATACGGAGCTAGTGGATTACGCGAAGAGATTTATAGCTCAGGCGAATAAGTTTCTGAAATATGGCAAGAGCAAGGATATGGGTCTTGCTGGTTATCATAAGAGATATGACTATGGTGGAGCTGGTGATTTAACCTCGCTGAAGGATCAGGCTCTTTACCACAAGGTAGCCAAGCTTATGATAAAAGATAGCTATAAGAATGCTCAAGATGTAAACCGAGCAGCAAGCGCAAGTGGTCCCGCTGGCCGGCCTAGCCGCTCTGGTGGCAATGAAGATGATATTCAGCGTATGTTAGCTGGTTGGCGATTTGGACCCAATAAAAAGGATGAAAATAAACGGCGAATGAGTATCAAAGATCAGATGGCCCTCGATCCTAGTTACTTTGATAGGTTTAACACGGCTTTCCCATACGCCTAGTATGAACTTCGAGATAAAACTTTACTCGGCGAAACGCGCCAGGAATTTAACCAATGGCTAGAAACGGCTCAGGCACTTACAGTAACCCATACCCCAACTTTGTAGCTGGGACTGTTATCTCGTCCGATCAGGTGGACGCAAACAACAGCGACATCGCGACGGCGCTCACGCAATCTATCGCTGTCGATGGGCAAGCGGTTGTAACTGCCGACATCCCACTCGCTACGCACAAATTCACGGGCATGAAAGTCGGCACTGCTTCGACAGACAGCCTATCGCTAGGGCAAGCACAGGCTGAGGCCTTCGTATGGTGCGGCACAGCGGGCGGAGGCGCAGATGCCATAACATTGTCGCCTACACCTGCGATAACGGCTTACGCGGCAGGACAGCGCTTCGTGTGGATGGCGAGCGGCAGCACCAATACAACCGCGACGACTGTGGCTATATCTGGCCTTACTGCGATTGCGTTGCAAGACAACGGAGCTGCGTTGACTGCGGGCCAGCACGCTGCTGGCAAGATGTTCATTGGCATTTTGAACACGACTAGCACTGTGCAGATCATGCAGGTTGAACTTGCTGCTGGTACAGATCCACTCACAGTCGCAAGCCTAACCGTTACCGGCGACGCCACCATCGGCGATGATTTGACGTTGTTATCCGATGCCTCGATTTTAGGATTTGGCGAAAACACTGACGTTACGCTAACGCATGTCCACGACACCGGGCTGCTGCTCAATAGCACCCGCCAGCTCCAATTTAACGACGCATCGCAATATATCAATGCGCCCAGCGCTACCGTGCTCGACATTAACGCCACTGACGAGATCGAGCTTAACGCTACGTTGGCGGACGTTAACGCCAACCTGGATGTCAGCGGGACGTATCAGGGCGGCGGCACAATGACTACCGGCGGCAATATTGTCATCCCGAACGCCGGAACAATTGGATCTGTCGGCGATGCGTCGGCAATGACTATTGCCAGCGGCGGCGGCGTAACGTTTTCTGATGCGCCTGTTTTCCCCGATGGATCGATCAATCTGGCTGATCTAGATATTGATGGCGGCACGGACATTGGCGAGGCCATTGTCGATGCCGACTTGATGATTATCGATAATGGCGCAGGAGGAACAAATCGAAAGACTGCGGCATCCCGACTGAAGACGTATATTCAAGACGCGGGAAGCGTTTTGCAGGTGGTGCAGAATGGTACTGTCGGTGGATTAGGATCAACATCAACAAGTTATGTCGACATCACCAACGCAACTGCGGCGATCACATGTTCGTCAACCTCAAGCAAGGTGTTGGTGATGTGGAGTGCGCAAGCGGCATATACGTTAGTCGCCAGCACGAATGTCTCTGGCACTCATAAAGTTTTGCGAGGCACAACAAGTCTCGGCACTGCGGTGGTCCAAGTTGCTAGCGGCAGTGGCGGACTTCAGGGAATTTGGCCGATGTCGTTTTCATACCTCGATTCGCCGTCAAGCACCGATGCCCAGACGTATAAAGTCCAGCAGCTTGTGAGTAGTTCCAGCTCGACGTTCACCACATCCACCGGATGGTTAATTTTAATGGAGATCGCAGGATGAGCGCACAACAGATTATGCAAGCAGTGGTTAGCTTAGCGCCTGGAGCCGAATGGACTCTTGCTGGAGATGACTACGCAAGCCTCGATTGGCACGACGGCCACGGCCACGATAAACCCTCAGAGGCCGAGGTGGAGGCGGAAATACTTGCGCTCGAATCCGCCGCACCGATGGCAGAACTTCGCCGCCAGCGAGATATCAAGCTGGGCGAGTGTGACTGGGTCGTCGTCAAATCGGTGGAAGATGAGGCTGCACCGGCAGCAGACTGGACAACGTACCGCCAAGCGCTGCGAGATTTGCCAGCATCAAGCAGCCCCACGCTGGATGCGAATAACAATCTCGGCGGAGTAACGTGGCCGGTGTCACCAACCTAGAGCGAGTATTAGCTATGTTGCCGTCCAGCAAATCGAGCGAGAGACGCGCTCTAACCACCGATGATATCGAGACAATAGCCGAGCTTGCCGCCCGCAGGGCGCTTGATTTAGTCCTCGTCGAAGTAGGCCGCTCAGTCGTCAAAAAGGTGTTGTTTATCGTCGGCGTCGTTTTTGTGTTTGCCATTGTGGTGCTAAAAACCGGCAAGGTTGCCTGATGCTTGATCTTGTCGATGCGTTCGATGAGGCGTTTGAGGCGCTCATCGGCCACGAGGGCGGGCACATTACACATCCGTCCGATCCTGGCGGCGAAACCAAATACGGCATCAGCAAGCGATCCTATCCCGAGGTGAATATTGCGGGGCTAACGCTCGATGGCGCTAAAGCGATATATCGGCGCGATTACTGGGAGCGCGTAAAGGCCGATGAACTACCGGCTGAACTGCGCAGCGTACTGTTCGATGCTGCCGTGAACTCGGGCGTGGCCCAGTCCATAAAATGGCTACAGCGTGCGGTAGGATCGCAATCTGATGGCGTGATTGGCCCGAAAACTCTGGCCGCGATTGCAGATAATAATCATCACAAAACCGCCTGTAACTTTCTCGGCCAGCGCTTGAGGCATATGGCTAGTTTGCGGCAGTGGGAGCACTTTGGACGTGGATGGGCGCGCCGCATCGCCAGCAACCTGACTGCTCTGTAACCAACCCCCGGTTCCCGCAGAAGCGGAACCTATGGAACCTGTGGAACCCCCCCCTGGTTCGGAATAACCCTCCCCCTGGTTCGGAATAACCCTCCCCCTGGTTCCGGAACCTGTGGCAGAAGCGGAACCTCTGAAACCCCCGCCACATAAGGAAAGTTCCGGAGGTTCCACAGGTTCCGGACTTTCGGGCATGGGGGGCACATCGCCTCAGTCCGCACAACTCACATCGTAAACAGCCCGGTAATCGTCAAGCCACGCAATCGTTTCATTGTTATCAGACGGTTGGTGGCTTGGTGGTATCGGCGCTATCACGCAGAACTCGCTCTTGACTGTATTTTTCACGCAGCCGATTGCGATACTCATCGTCAACGCGCACACGAATGACAGCCTTGCGTGCCTCGCGAACGCTGTTTGCCAGTCCCTGTGCTGCCTCGTGGAACGCCTGAAGCTCGCCTTGGCGGATGTAGTTTTTACGTTGCGCATAATCCATCAACGCCCCGGCGAGCTTTAGAAAGGCTGTCGCAATCGAGAGCCACGGCATTAGGTGTTCGGTATCGCCCACACGAGCAGCGCGGAAACGCCACTGACAATCGCGGTTTGCACATCGGCGCTCATGTCAAAACCAAAATGAAGCGCCGCCCAAGACAGAGCGCCACCGAGAACGGAGCCAATCAATTTTGAATATGCAGTCATTGCCGCCATTTTAACTCTCCCTTGGAATGCGTGATTTATCGCGCCGTTGCTCTCGCTGAAGCTTTGCGCAGCCTGGGCAGATCTCTTTGCCCTTGTCAGCATACCACCCTGCCATACAAACCGCCTTGTACGCAGCCTCAGACGTCGGCCCAGCGTGCTGCTCCTCATGCCCGCAGAGAGAGCAACCCCACATCTCTATCACATGGCGCGTCATTTTATAATCCTATGATTGCTGGGTGTCTGGATTTGGCAGATCGATAGCCGCCCAAGGACGGCGGGGCTTGCTGCCTTTGACTCACGCATCCAGACCGCTCAGACGTCCCAGCCAGCCCGTTGAGGTGCCCACTTGCTATGTCCTTAGAACGGCAAATCTTTGCCGGAAAAGCTGTCTGGCGCGGAAGCTTGCCGCTCACCTTTAGGCTTGGGCGGGAACAGGCTGAACCATCCATTCCAGTCCGACCCGACGGGAACGGCATCTATTTTTAGCGAAAGCTGGCCGCTATCTCCCTCGAACACCGCCCCGCATTTTAGCCACGATGATTTCTCCTCGCCCGCGTGGTTGGTATAAGTGCCTGTTTTTGCCACTACTTCAAATTTCACTGCCATAACTACTCCTCCAGTCGTTTGCCATGATTGGGGTGAAACCCATATTGTAAGTTTGCTGCCTTCCGTGCTGCGATGGCGACCTCCTTTTCCGTGAAGCCCCCGAGGTACTTCGACTTGCCGCCAACGCGGACCCACGCGATCCATTTGCGCCTCGCACTATCCCACGAAACGCCGCAGAATCCGCTTGTGTTTGTAGGGTATAGACGTTGATTCAGCACGTTCTCTGCGCGCGTCACAGCGCGTAAATTAACCAATCGATTGTCGTCACGGATGCCGTTGATGTGATCTATTTCGTCAGCCGGGAAACTCCCGTGAGTTAATAGCCAAATAATGCGATGGGAAAGGTAGTACCGCCTATCCGCACCGACTTTTAGATAGCCCTTGTTTTGCTTTGACCCAGCCACCCCGCCGACCATCAAGCACCCCCGGCGAACTCGACTGCGAAGAATCCCAGTATCCGGGCTGTACTCAAACAACTCTTTAGCCCTCTCGAAAGTTAGATCCGTCATTTACCCACCCCCTTTCAGCCGGGCGAACTCCTCATCCAGCTTCCTCAGAAATAGACTTAAGACTGCCTCCAGTCCTGCAATCCACTCGTCATCACGAGCAACCCTCACAATCAGCGGCTCCAACCCAGGGTAGTAACTCATCAAATCCCATCGCTTAGCGCCCGTGATATACATATTCCCCTGGATTTGCGGAATATAGGAACTCGGACATTTTTCCTTGAGCATAAATGAAATATGCGTAGCCGCTTTGGGACACTTAATTTCCACCCCGCCGACAATCTCCCCGTCAAAATTGGTGATTAACCCGTCCGGCGAGCCGCCCACCCTCCCATCATCACGCAGAGCCACGCCAACCCGCTCCACTTCAATGCCTTGAATGTACTCATACGTCTGCCGCGCCTCGTCCTCAAGCTCAGACCCGCGCTTCATCCATTCACTCTCGTACGACTCTGTAGGTGCCCCCAGGAGACGCTCAGCCAGCAGAGTGTGCCGATACCCCACGGCAGACGCCGACGGCTTGCCTTGCGACGTATAAAGCAGCTTAAAGTTGCTTGCCGTCGGAATGCCGAGCCTAGCGCGGCGCCACTCTGGACTGCCCTGCTCGCAGTCAAGTATTCGCATCAGGATTTCCGCTTTGCTTCGAGACCCGAGATTGCGGATGCGTATTTGCTGGCCGGCACTCGCTCGAAGTCCGGCGCGGTGCAAAATTTGAGTAGTCTCGGGATGTCCGCGCCTACCTCCTCGGCCAGCGCTTGTAGACTGGCTGCTTGTTCCGGCGTGATGAGCTTCGATGGTGCGGGCTTGCCCGGCATCGCCGAGTTGCCATCGTCCTCCTCTCCCGGCCCCGGCGATGATATCGATAGCAGTGAAGAGATTGTGTACCGACGCATGTAAGTCAAGGCGCTGCCGAGCTTTTGAATGTCGCCGTACGTCGGTATGGTTGAGAGGAAATCAATTCGCTCACCGCTCGTGTGTGTGATTATTGTCTGCAAGTCCTCGCCCTGCAAGCACTGCCAAATGTGTATTCCGTTGGCCGAAAGCGCCGGCGTGACGGCTTCGAGTAATCCGGCCAAGGTGACATATTTGCTCTTAAAGTGCGGGTTTCTTCCATCTTCGCGCGGAGACTGCATTGCTGCTCGCGCATTAGCCATAGCGGCGTACAGATTCGCCGTGGGCGGACTGCTCTCTGGCGGACTGCCCTCTGGCTGGCCGACCTCTCGCTTCGCGGCTTGTAGGTCGTCAAATATTTTTGTCGCTGCTGTATTCACGTTAGTAGTCATCGATAACTCCAAAATTTGGTTGGTTTTCAGGAGGTTGCAAGCCTACGCGGCTTCATCTTCGTGCAAATTGAAAGCAAACGCCCTGCTTAGGCTGTCGGCTATTGCGGTGTCTGACTCTTCAAGTTGATCGCCCGCTACCG